CTATAAAAAAACTTGATGAATTAGATGATGAAATTAAAGAAATAAAATTATGAAACCACTAAAACAAGAAAACTTAAAAGAACTTACTGAAAAGGTTTATGATTTATTGAATACTACAAAAGTAGAAATCGGTCATAATACAGATGGAAAGACCTTAGCTAGTCTTAGTAAGATATTTGCTCAGGACTTAATCCAAGAGAAACGCTTTGGAAATATGACCTTTAATCAAATTGAAGATGCTTTTAGACTAGGCGTAAGATTTGGAAAGGACGAACCATTTTTAAATATCAGAACTTTTTATAGGTGGGCATACGCTCACAAGAAAGTAATAGATAATGCTTGGTATGAAGTTCACACTTTAGGAAAGCCAAAACAAGAAACCTTATATTATCAAGAACCCTTAAAGCTATTAAAATGATCGGCTGGGCAATAATAACAGCCATTGTGATGTGGCTAATAAGAGAATTGAAATGAATACAAGACAAACATCAATAGATTGCTATAATAAAATTAAACAAGAAGGACTTTTATCTAATATGAGATTTAAAGTTTATGAAGCTATTTTAAGAAAAGCTCCCTGTACAAGTGGGGAGGCATTTGCAACAATGACTACTAAAGAAAACCAAATAAGTCAATCAAGAGCAAGATTTACAGAACTAAGAGAGCTAGGTGTTATTTATGAAAAAGGAGAAAAGAAATGCAGTATTACAGGAAGAAATGTTATAGAATGGGATTTGACAGACAGGCTACCTGTAAACATAAAAAGCTCTAATAAAACAAAAAAACAAAGGCTTGATACTGCTTTAAATTCATTGCGTGAATTATATAAAAACAAAGACAATAGCACAGATGATGATTGGAAAACAGTTGCTGATTTGATTAAGAGTATATGAAAACAATTAGCAAATTAAAAAAAGAACTTGACAAATACTTTTCTTTATTTATTAGATTAAGAGACGCAACGGCTGAGGGCTTAGTACAATGTTTCACGTGCAGCAGAATAAGCCATTACAAATCAGGGATGCAAAACGGACATTTTCAAAGTCGCAGACATCATTCAACAAGATGGGATGAAACAAACTGTCAAGTACAGTGCGTTAAATGTAATATGTATGAACAAGGGGAGCAATTCAAGTTCGGAATGGCTTTAGACGGAAAATATGGTGAAGGAACTTCTGAAGAATTAGAATTTTTATCCCGAACAATCATGAAAGTTAGCCGTATAGATTATGAAGAAAAAATAAGTTATTACAAAGACCTTGTTGAAAAGTTAAAAAAAGAGAAAGGAATAGAATGAAAGTTTTATTAAATTTGGCAAATGACAAAGCCAATCTATGCGAGTGAAGAACACAAAGTTATAATTGAAGCATACATGGTTATGTGTCAAGAGTTTGCAAAAGACGTAAGTTCAAAAAGTAGATACTATAATTATCTTGATGTAGTGGAAACTGTTGTTGAGTACAGCAATAATTATGGGGCAGGAACTAGGGAGAATAATTGGTATGACTGGCTTATGATTATACCTATCAATATGTCAGTAGCAACTAATGGATTCTTTGCAGGACTTGAAACAAATAAAAATAGAGCAGTAATACGAGCTTATAAAACAGTTCTTAATGAAATGGTTGGAGATGTAGTAGATAAGATTGACAACTTAGAAGAACCAAGTGAATAAAATCTATCTTGAAATATCAAAGCTAAGTGATAAATTCAGAACAATGTGCTATGGACTTACTAAGAATAAAACAGACATTGATAATGCAGTACAAGAATTATTTATTTATTTTTTAGAAAGACCAGAACTAGTCAAGAAGATTTATGAAAAAGACGGAATAGAAGGAATGACAAGGTATGGTGCAGTCGTATTAAGAAGGGCTTTAACAAGTACAAGAAGTCCTTTTTATTATCAGTATAAAAAATACTACACTCATATAGATAGTTTTACAAGCAATGTAACTTATGATGTAATTGAAACAGGGGAGGTAATACCAACTAAGCATCTTTATAATATAGCAGAAGAACCTGCTGTCAAGAATTTGGAGTTTGAAAAGCTAGACAAAATAGATTATGTGTTAAATGATTTATATTGGTACGACAGAAAGGTTTTCCAGCTTTACTATTCAGGCGAAACACTGGACTCACTCGCAAAGAAAACAGGGATAAGTCGCAACAGCTTATTCACTACAATAGATAAAGTAAGAGAGATACTTAAAAAGGAATTAAATGAATAATTATGGGATTTACTAAAAAAACAAAATATTATACAGGTGTTGTTTATGAATGGAATCTACCGACAGGGTGGACTTGTCCTAGTGCTAAAGAATGTTTAGTGAAAGTGGATAAGCTCACAGGTAAAATGGATAATTACAGTAATGCTTATAAATGTTATTCAGCAAGTGCAGAAAGGTTTCCTGGAGTTAGAACAAGTAGATGGGGTAATTTAGAGCAAAGTAGAATAGGATTACCACCACTACCTAAAAACTGTAAGTCGGTAAGAATACATTCTTCAGGTGATTTCTATTCACAGGAATATTTTGACAAGTGGATTGATTATTGTAATGAAAATAAAGATGTTGAATTTTGGGCTTACACTAAAAGTTTAAACTATTGGGCAAGAAGGGTAAACGATATACCTGATAATTTAGTTTTAACTGCTAGTTGGGGTGGAAGGCACGACAACCTTATAACAGAATACAACCTAAAAAGTGTAATGGTAATATCTGAAATGAAATATGATAAACCTATTGATTGTAATGATGATATAGCAAGGAAGAAAGATATCTCATTTTATTTATTAGACAATAATATCATTAGTAAAGACAATCAAAAAAAGAAACTAAATGAATAAGTTCTTTGTACCAAATAAAGTCTATGAAGAGCGTCTTGCAATCTGTAAGGAATGTGTTTATTATTCTAGTCTTTTAGGAAACTGCACAGTTTGTAAGTGCTTCATGAAAATTAAGGCACGAATTGCGCCAATGGAATGTCCGCAGTCATATTGGCTAAAGACTACAGAAATGGAAACTCCTGATGACCTGCCTCAAGAAATGATAGATGAAATACTAGACTTATGGAAAGACTTAAAAACAGGCAGAGCAAAAGACCAACAAGCTAAAAAGAAAATGATTGAGATATACAATACCATTTACGGAAGTAATTATGGAACGGGCACGAATTGCGGTTCTTGTATATCTACTTGCTTTGATGGAATAAAGAAACTTTACAATAAATACAATGACTAAAACAAAAATGTATTGCCCTGATACAATGGGGACTTTTAGAATGATGTTCGGGTTTGCTCAGCCTATAAAGTTTATCAAAGATGGCAGGGCTAAATTAAAAAAAATAAATAATGACAGAGAAAAGAAAATACAAAAGCATCAAATGGGTTTTAAAAAACCATATTAAAAATAAAGTGCAATCCTTATGGACTTGGGAAAAAGATAATTTTACTTGTTTATTTAATGAGTATAAAGACAAGGGGAGAATCTATACAAGCACTCAACTATTAAAAAAATTAGAAGATGCCAATACCAACTGACTATTACGAACCGAAAATGACAAAATATAAATGTAAATGTGGAAAAACTAAAGAACTTTCAAAAGCGACCATAGTTCACGTAGACGGAGATTGGGAATGCAAGGAAGCCCTCTGTAAATGTGGAAAGTATATGCAGTCAGAACCACTTGAAGGAATGCCTAGTCAAATAAGAACTGAAGAATCCCTAAGCAAGAAAGGTGATAAACTTTGGGATGGAGCAAAAGAAAAGCTAGTAGGCGAAAGAGGAATCAATGAGGACTTCTAAATGAAGTTTGTAATAAAAGAAGATAAAGATAAGCAAAGTCTGATAAACTATTTAAAGGAATTAGGTAATGACTATATTGTAGATGTAAAGAAACAAAGAAACACTCGTAGTAATATGCAAAATAGTTATTATTGGAAATGTATCGTACAAGGACTAGCTGAAGAACTCGGATATTTTCCTGACGAAATGCACGACATACTTAAAGTAAAGTTTGCAAGTGAATGGCAAAGCATAGAGATAAACGATAAGACAATAGGACTGCAAGTAATCAAAAGCACAGCGACAATAGATACCAAAGCATTTGAAGTATATGCAGAACAAATAAGGATATGGGCTTTAACAGAACTAGGTATAAGATTAATGATGCCAAATGAATACGAGTAATTTCTATTATA